CGGAACGAGGGTAGTAATAGGCTACCACCCCCACACGGATGAGGAAATGCGGCAGATATACTCTGAATGTGCGATAGGCTTACAGTTTAACCCAATGGCGGGCTACACCTCCACAAAGGAACTAGCACACATGGGGCGAATGAGTTTAAGCAATAGGCCCGCGCCTTTCACTAGGAAGTTCACAGAACAAAACCTTCTAAGTGAAATAGACTACCTGCTAGAGAACACGGTTACAGAAGAATTTGTATCTTTACGCGCTAAGAAGTTTGTAAACATTGGCGATAATTGGCTAAGATGACGGCAACCTACATAATGAACACAATAGACCGCTTTGACATTACACCAAAGCTAACGGTCAGAAACATACAAAAGGCAGGGCGACCAGTCAACCAGATAATCATTACCGATAACGGTTCAACAGACGAAAGGATAAAACGATGGGCAGGTACATTCGCACACAAATTTATTCCGAATCCAAAGAATATTGGAAACCCTCAAGCCTTAAACAATGCGCTAGACATCGCAACTGGCGACATTATAGTAATCGCAGGGAACGACATAGAACTACCTTCTAATTGGCTGAATGACGCTATCAAGTGTCTAAATAAAGAAGTAGGTTTGGTTGGTTTTAATTGGAGGGGCAACCACGCTAAATGTAAAAAGACCCAAGTACACGGGCTGAATGTTCCTGTAAAGGGTTCTAGCGTATTCGGTACGTGGGTGATGACAAAACAAACCTTTAAGAAGATAGGCCACTTAAACGAGTTTTCAAAATACGGCCTTTGGGATTCAGCATACAATAAAAGATGCGAGGACGCTGGACTGATTAACGGATATGTGATAGGTAGAGATTCAATCCACGTAGCGAACGATATGGACACATCCAGCGACTACCGCAAGATGAAGGATAGGGAACTAAAGAAGGCAAAGAAAGGCTTTAGCGAATACGAGAAGGGGCGGCCAGATAACTTTTACTTAGCCAATGGGTAGGCACAAGAACATAACGCCAAAAGAGTTTCTTGCGCTTTGGGATGAGTACAAAACAACCATCGACAGCAACCCTGACCAGATTCAAAAGGCAACCAATAAAGGGGTGCAAACAGAAGCGGTTAAGAAGCCATATTTAAGACAAGGGTTTGAGGCTTATGTTTACCGAAAAAGAGGCTTTCACATCCACCAATACATTGACAACTATCAAGATGCGTATGCGGATTTCTTGGGAGTCGTAACGTGTGCGCGTAAAGAATGGGAAGATGACCAGATAGGCGGGACGATGACGGGTCGATATAAAGCACAGAATCTAACCGCAAGAATCAACGGGTTAACCGACAAGAGCGAAAGTAATGTAAAGGTGGACGGCCCAATATTCAAAGGAATAGATTTAGATGTTCCAAAAGACAACAGCACAGGCGAAGATAGCTAGACTTCGCAAGCGTGTCAGAATAGTACAGGGCGGGACAAGTTCAAGTAAGACGTATTCAATACTCCCGTTGCTTCAAACCTATGCGGCTAACGTTCCGAGGTCTGAAATATCAATCGTATCTGAATCAATCCCACACCTTCGCAGGGGTGCAATGCGTGACTTTATCAAGATACTTCAAGAGACAGGCGAATACGTAGACGCATATTGGAACAGGTCAACACTTACATACACATTCGCGAACGGGTCGTTTATTGAGTTCTTTAGCGCAGACCAAAGCGATAAGTTAAGAGGTGCTAGGCGTGACGTTCTATTTGTCAACGAGGCCAATAACGTAGACTGGCAAGCATACCATCAAATGGCTATCCGTACCCGTAAATTCATCTATATTGATTATAACCCTTCGGCAGAGTTTTGGGCGCACACCGAACTACAAAACAGCGAAGATTCAGATTTTCTAATACTAACATACAAAGACAATGAGGCACTTGAACCAGCGATCGTTAAAGAGATTGAACAGGCAAAGGACAAGGGGGCGACATCTTCATATTGGGCGAATTGGTGGAAGGTTTACGGGCTTGGTCAGGTCGGGTCGTTGCAGGGTGTGGTATACGATAATTGGGAGCAGTGTGATACGATGCCAGAAGGATACAAGTGGCAAGTATTCGGGATGGATTTTGGATTCACTAATGACCCCACAGCCGTTGTGGATGTCAGATTTTATAACGGTAAGATATGGGTTGATGAGTTGTTGTACGAGACTGGCCTCACGAGTTCCGACATATCAACTCGACTTGACAAATTAAAGAATATTGAAACAGTCGCAGACTCAGCCGACCCGAAAACCATTGAAGAACTAAGGCGAAGGGGTCACGCAATTAGAGCCTGTCAGAAAGGGGCTGATTCAATTCGGGCGGGTATCGATTTAATTCAGGGCTATGATTTGCGAATAACAAAAAGAAGCGTTAACCTTGTAAAAGAATTACGGGGTTACACTTGGGACACCGACAAGGCGGGTACTAAATTAAACAAGCCTATCGACCGTTTAAATCACGGGCTAGACGCTCTGAGATATGCCGTAATGACTAAACTAAGACGAACAGGTAACTACGATATAAGGTGAGAGTAGCATACATTCAAAGCACATCAAAAGGCGTTGACTATCACAGGCTGACCAAGCCGCTATCTTTAAGCGCGCATGAAGTCACAGCCTATAATACTATCCCACTTGATAAGGTGGACGAAGTAGAGGCGGATGTTTTGGTATTCAATCGCGCAATGATTGAACCCGAACAACTAGAGATACTGCAAAAGTTTAGAGCAAAAGGGACTAAGATAATCGTTGACGTAGATGATTATTGGGTATTACCACAGCACCACCTAGCCTACAGCTTCTACAAGGCCGGCTTCGCGGCTAAAGTTGTCGAGGCGCTTATCTTCGCTGATGAAGTATGGACTACACATGGCAAACTAGCAGCAAAGTGTGAGAAGTACAACACTAGAGTAAAGGTCTATCCCAACGCTATTGACCCGAACGAACCACAATGGACACCATACAAAACGAAGTCCGACCAATTACGTATTGGCTTTGTAGGGGGTGTTACCCATGAAAGGGACTTAGCACTAACGGCAGACGCATTTAGAATTGCACACGATACTATGAATATCGAGGCTGTCCTATGTGGGTACAACAACGAAGCAAAAGACATATTTAATATCTACAACTACTTTATGTCGGGGCGCTACGACCTTGGAACAGATACGCGGGTAATAGGTGAGCTAGACCAACATAACTATGGGGCGTTTTACGATGAGTTCGATGTGGCTATTGCGCCATTAGAAGAAAACGAGTTTAATATACATAAGAGCAACCTAAAGATTATCGAGGCGGGGATGAAGGCCACCCCGATAATCGTTAGCCATACACACCCATACGTTGACGATCACCCCGCTATCTTTAAAACGAACAATTGGCGTAAGGCGTTTCAGAAGGTCAATAGACTAGGAAAGGATAGACTTCAAGAATTAGGCTTATCTTTGCGGGACTACGTATTAGATAATTACGATTTGAATAACCATTTAAGAAAGCTATGACGGTTAACTTACCTAAAGACTGGAGCGAAGTAACGCTTGAGCAGTACATTCAACTTCACGACCTGAACGAAATGGAAGGCGAAGAGGAAGAAAGGGCGGTAGCTATCCTCTCTGTAATGTCGGGGCTTAGTATTGAGGACTTGCGAGAGGTGAGAATATCAGACATTGGCCGAATGATAAGCAAGTTAGACTTCTTAAAAACACCCGCAACGGGTAAGATAAAGCGGTTCTGGCCTTTGACTTGGAATGGCTACAGGATAACTAAGACGGCAAAGGATCTAACAGCGGGGCAATACATAGACCTTAATTACTTCCTGACCAACGTTAAAGCGCCCAAGAACTTTCCAGACGTTATGGCTATACTTATGCAGCCTACGCGGTTTGGGTTCGTTAGAAAGAAGAAAGACCTAGAGCACGGGGACATAAGGGAGGCGGCTAAACAGATGCCAATGACGGTAGTAAAGCCACTAGCAGATTTTTTTTTGCAGGCTTACAGCAAATTAGAAGAGACTACAGTGGACTATTCCCTACAGAAGATGAAGGAGGAATTGAAGAAAGCGCAGGAGCAGATTCATTTAATGCAAGATACGGCTGGCTCCGAGTTGTCCACAACATATCTAACGGGGACAGAACCAAGTGGGACTACTTCCTGAACATGGGCGTGGTTGAGTTTCTTAACTACGTAGCATTTTCAAAAGAACTTCACAGGGTAGAAGAACACGAACGCAAGCAAAGAAAGGCTATTTAAGTACATGGCCTTTAGATTGAAAGAAGCGTTAGAAGGTGGGCTTAGATTGTATGCGGCCCGCTTATCTGAATCCCTTACGGAAAAGGGCGCGGTTGCGTCTGGTCGATTAGGTGAGTCTATAGAGATACGTGTACCAACAGCACGAAAAGGAAGCTACACGGCACAGGTTCTAATGAACGACTATTGGGAGTTTGTAGACCAAGGGCGAAGCGCGGGTAAGCGGCCACCTATGCAAAGTATAATTGATTGGCTTA